GGCAGGCTTGATGAAATAGGCAGCGTAAGTTACTTAGCCGAACTAGCAGGTTCGGTACCGACAGCTTCAAACATTGAGTATTACGCCAAGATGGTTCGCTCGGCAGCTCACAAGAGACGCGTTGTTGCACTAGGTAAAAGATTAATATCGCTGGCGCAACAAGAATTTGAAACGGACGAAGACCTGTTTTGTTCCGTAGATGATGAGGTCATGGAGATCAAACCTAAGACCGTTTCAAAAATGAAAAGCTTTGCCGATATGCAGGTTTCCTATTTTGCTCATCTTAAAAGCAAAGCAGCCAAACTTCTAAGCGGACTTACGGATTTCGATGAATGGGCTCAATTATGGTTAGGGTGGCTTTACATTTTAGCAGGTCGTCCCTCTGTTGGTAAGACAGCCAAAGCCTTACAAATCGCTTATGGAGTAGCAAAATTAAATAAAGATGTAGGCTGCGTCTTAATTTATTCCCAGGAGATGGACGAAAATGAAGTCATTGACCGAATGGTTTCTAACGTAGCTGGCATAAATTATCAGCGTTTGATAAACAAAGGTGATGAGGGTCGTTTCCGTGATGGCGAATGGACAAAGATTAACACAGCTTATGAAGAAGTGAAGAAACTTAAAATATTTGTGCAAGACTCATCCGGAGTAACGATTGATGAAATAGAATCCACTGCTCGGATTATGGAAAAGGAGCATGGCAAAGTTTCCTGTATCTTAGTTGATTACCTTCAGATCATGGGCATTAACGAAAAGAAGGGCGAAAGCAGAGCGTCTGCAATTGGTCGCGTGACTCGCAGAGGCAAAAACATTGCTCGTAATCGGAAATGCGTTGTTATTATGCTTTCACAGTTTGATAGAGCTGTAGATGATGGCGAACCGAAAATGAAGCATTTGAAAGAGTCGGGTAGCATTGAACAAGATGCTGATGTGGTAGAGGCTTTATACGATGCTGGCGACAGGGATAAGGGCGTTAAGATCATCGAGTCCATTTTCTTGAAGGGTCGTAATGTTGGGCTAAACAGATTCAGGTACCGCTTTGAGTGGTGGTATCAGCGCTTTGTGCCTTATAAAAAGGAAGATGCCTCGTGATTATCCGGGACGATGCCCATTACCTAAAAGGACTGGAATGGCTTGTAAAAGAGGCTGAGCGATTGGATGGCTTGGAAATTCACGACAAGCTTATGCGGCCTGATCGAAAAGCGGAAATGTTGATTAATTATAACAAGGCCGAGCGGAACCTGGCAATGTATCGGAACGCGAAGAACGTTCTTGCGAATCCAGAGCTTAAAACGGAGTACAAGGAGATAGGTTGGGAGTTTGAAGAGCCTGAACCAGAACCTATTGAACCGCCTGCAGTTGTGGAACCCATCGCTCCAGCTGTTATAGAACCAATCGCAGAACCAATTAAAGAAGAAAAGCCAGATTATGTGGATTGGCTAGATGATTGAGGTGAGAAATGACAACCACAAAATTCAAGATGCAAGTTCCGAGAAAAAAACCACTTGTTGACCGCGAAGAACTAAGGCTCTACTGGAAAGGCGTTATCGATTTAGGGCAGTGGGAACTAATCGTCGATAATTTTGCCGGAGGAGGAGGGGCCAGTACAGGAATTGAAGAAGCCACCGGCTACTCCGTAGACTATGCCATTAACCACGATCCAGACGCAATTGCAATGCATCGAGCGAATCACCCCAACACCATTCATTATTGTGAGTCGGTTTGGGATATTGATCCGCGAGACATTGCGCGAGGTCGTCCGGTTGGATTGGTTTGGCTCAGCCCCGATTGCAAACACTTTTCTAAAGCAAAGGGTAGCAAGCCAGTTGAAAAGAGCATTCGGGGTTTAGCGTGGATCGCGGTTCGATGGGCAGCTACGGTTAGGCCAAGAGTGATTATGCTGGAGAATGTTGAGGAATTCAAAACGTGGGGTCCAGTTATTCCAGACGATGAAGGCAACTTTTATCCGGATCCTAAACAAAAGGGAAGAACGTTCAAATCATTTGTAAATGCATTGAAGGTTCAAGGGTATGAAGTTGAATGGGCAGAGCGGCGAGCTTGCGATTATGGAGCCCCAACGATTCGTAAAAGGTTTTTTATGATTGCTCGATGTGATGGAATGCCGATTGTATGGCCCGAACAAACACTCGGAGATCCAGAAAGTTTTGAAGTCAAATCCGGTAAATTGTTATCGTGGCGCGAAGCATCGGAAATCATCGAGTGGTCAATACCTGGCAAATCCATATTCGGTCGCAAAAAAGACCTTGTTGATAATACATTGCGGAGAATTGGTTTGGGTACTTGGAAGTGGGTAATTGACACCCCAAAACCATTTATAGCACCGGTTGAGTTTGCAGTTGGGGAAGACAATTCGGAATTGGTAGCCGCCTTCTTAATCCAATATCACAGTTATGGTGATGGCGTTCGAGGGCAATCATTAACCCAACCATTACTAACTATCGATACCTCCAATCGTTACGGTTTGGTAACTGCTCATTTAATGAAAATGAAGGGAACAAATATCGGACAGGCAATAGATACACCGCTTCACACAATCACAGCCGGAGGAATCCATTTCGGCCTTGTCCAATGTTTCCTTATTCAGTACAACGGAGCAAGCATAGGTCAGGACCTTAACAGACCGTTAGGTACCGTTCCAACTCATGACCGATTCGGGCTCGTAACAGTACACGGAACGCCATATCAGATATTTGATATAAGGCTGAGGATGCTTATACCTCGCGAATTATTCAGAGCTCAAGGCTTTCCAGAAGAATATATAATCGACCAAGATCACGAAGGTAAAGCTTATCCGATTTCTAAACAAGTAGCCAGGTGCGGGAATAGTGTTTCGCCTCCAATGTCCAAAGCATTGGTTAAGGCTAACTTACCTCATATGTGTACCGGATCGGGCAAGGTGTTGGCATTTCATAGATATGATCCTGCAGTTAAGGCAAACGGTCAATTGGAACTGAGCATATGAAAAAGCTCAACTGGACCAAAGCCACACTCGGACAGCTTTACGACATTGCGCTCCATGATCACGACTGCCACTACACTTACAAACTAGCGGCTAGATACGAGATTAAAAGGCGTAATGCAGCTTCAAAAGCAAAAATCAAATATGTGGAGAAGAGGTAGACTATGAGATTTTGCGGAATAGACCCAGCAACGGTTACTGGTTTCGTTGCATTGGATGAGAACGGAGAAGTGCTTGTTGCTGAATCTATCAAAGGGAAGGGCAAAGCCGTTAAAGGCGGAATCACAGACGAGCAGCGTGTTTCGCTCGAGAATCAATTATACAATCTGCTATTACCTGGTGATGACATTATTTTGGAAGACGCTGCAGTCGGCACCCAACGCGGCATTACGACAGGAATGATCCACGGCAGTCTCCGAAGCATGATCTTCAGGCGCGGACTCATCCCTAATATTGTCAGCCCGAATGCGGTTAAAAAGTATGTTGGTGTTTCGGGGTGGAAGGGTGCAAAAGGTAGCAAAGAGCGCTTGGATGGAGATGAGAAGAAAGAGGCGGTCAAAGCAGCTGTTCTCGAACACTACAACTGGACCCACAAGTCTCATGATGTTATTGATGCTTTTATCATGGCTCAGATTGCTTTATATCTTTACAAGAAGCGCGAATTGTTACCTTGTCCAAAGTTAGCAAGTTATCAACTAGAGGTCATTGAGTCAATTTTGGTGAAGGCATGACAACCCACTCCATCTATAATAAGTCTCTCGAAACCAATATGGAGAATAAGCCGCACACATCTAGAAAAATGACACCCGAGGAAATGGAACGACTGAACAATCTAACCCGACAAACGCACGATTCCGTAGGGACAAAAATACAAAAAGTATCTTTTACACCTTACAAAACCACTGAGCAAAAAGCGGAAGCTAAGGCAAGGGAAACTCTGCTATTTGAACCAACTGTAAAGGAGTTGAACGAAGTGAGCCCACCAGGAAGAAAACCAACTTTTCCACACGTTGATAAAGAATTCATCGAAGTCGCTTTTGCAGCAGGCAAAACAGTTGGACAGATCGAGCGTGAAAATGGAATGCAGCAAGGCACATTATATTCTCGTATGAATAGATGGAAAATAGCGAATCCAAATGCAAAGAAAGTAGCGGAGGTGGAAGAGATCGTGAAAACAAATCAGTCTTTTGTTGTGCATAGTAAACCCGAGACTGAACCAGAAGTTATGCATGAAACTGTTGAAAGTGTGCAAGAGGCTGACGACACGATCAAGCCATCTTGGAGATTGTTCGATGCTCCAAAGGAAGATTTGATTAATAACCCCAGCCACTACACCTCTGGCGGCATCGAAACCATTGATTAT